ATGATAGGTTTGAAAAGGATGACTATAGAAGAACTTCGCAAGTGTTATATCGTGGTGTATACACAAGAAGAAGTAGACCAATTTAGTAAGCTTGGAGTTAACGCTATCATAACCTATATAAATGGGGCTATTGACATCGGAAAGAAGGTTGATAATTCTGTAATAGAAGCAACACTTTTGACTACATTGAAATCTGTACTCTCTGTACAACAAACAGGGAATGTTAAATTAAGATATACAGTTGCCGAACTCAAAATGTATCTGGCTGATTAATCTTGATAAGCTGTAACTATTCCATCTTCAATATAAATATACTTATTGTTCTTAGTGTTTGAAATGGAGTGCAAAGTGAAGCCAATAGTATAGTAGTGGGTGACTACATCACCATAACACCATTGTTCACTGACATGATCTGCAGTAACTGTCCGATTAACATCCAATGGATTTCCAATAGATGCTTGTAACTCATATTTGTTCATACCTATAACTACAGAGCTTTCTGCTACGTATTTTTTATATTCACTTCTGATATTAGGATCGATTGATATCATGAGAGACTTGTCAACTACAACATCCTTGTGAATATATCCGACTTTATTTTTATATTGCACTTTATAAAAGATATACTTTATTGTATCTAATGCCAGAACCTGTATTTCTTTGTTTTTGGGGATATAGCCAATTTTTGTATCGCCAACAGTAACTTTGTCTGATCTACTTAAATCCATATCAGGAGATAGTAGATAACATTTAAATTTTGTTATTACAGTCTGTGCTTGTGTAAACTCACTTATAGCACATAATAGTAAGATAGTAATTAAAATCTTTTTCATTTGTATATTATTTAAGTAGCTATTAATTGTCGTTTGAATATTATTTGCTGGGCAACTCGATTAGTAATACGATTACATTTTCTCAGCCGATGATCTCTTAGAAGTAGTGGCATAATCATTTGACTACATTGATGCTTTTAACAATCTGAGCCATTTGACGTTTTATGACATCCATATCATCTTCTAATTGGTTCACTTTGTCGTAATATGTTTCGTTGAGATTGGGCATTTTAGCACTGAAATACCATTCTGCATGGAGGATTGAGTTTATTTCTTGCTCTTCCAAGTTAAAGTTTGGATAATTAACCTTATCTATATTATCCGACATGCATACAATGAAGCCGTTTTTGTTGAACCTGTTTTTAATCCGCTTAATATATGAACGTCCATCACGATCACTTACAACGTAAACATGCCGGTCAGGCATATCTTGCCACTCAGAACGTTCCAAGAGCCTGACAACAACATAAGAACTATCCAATAATGTAGGAGACATACTTTCTCCTTTGATATGGACACAAAAATATTTGTGACCATCGTGTACCATGGATGAGGGCATCTTTATTCTGTCTACTACTTCTATGTAGTCAGGATTATCACATCCGGAACACCCTGCTGCAACCGAAATATCTACTAATGGTATAGCGATAAAGTCATCATCTTGCGTAATAATCTGATTCTCGTTAGAAGCAATCGACTGTTTTTTCTCCATAGAGCCTCGCCCTGTTAGGAGCCAGTCTAAATTTACATCGATATTTCTTGCGATTTTTTCCAAGAAATCAAATTTGGGCATTGTAGACGTTCTATATCCACGTACATTTGCCTCGTTACTCCCTATTAATGAGGCGAATACTGTATTTTTCCCATTCCCGTATTTATTAACAAGTTGAGTTATTCTCTCGTGGATAGTTTCGTTTTTAGGCATAGCTTAATTATGTAAATCGTGAAATAATTCGATTTTTATTTGTTTATCTCGAAACATCTTTCGATATTTGCAAAGTCTTCCAATATGAAAGACGCCCCAAATATAACGAATTAACTCAAAAAACAGAAATACAATGGCAGAAAAGAAAAGATTCATTGAAGCAAGCACTGAGTTGCAAGAAGAGATCGCAACAAAGTTTGAAGTGACTACACGAACGGTACGTTCGGCTTTGAATTATGAAACCAATAGCCCTTCGGCTAAGATCATCCGGGCTTATGCCCTGAATCATGGTGGAAAGTTATATGAGGTTAAACTGGTGGAGAATCCGTATGAGAAAGTAGTAACCTTATAAATGGTATGGATATGATGACAAAGACAATTGAGCCGATAATATCGGGCTGCGCAAATTTAGTGGGCAATAATCCTGTGATTGGTACCAAAGTAGAATACCGTTTATTCGGTATTCTACTTTACAAAAAACTCTTCTATAACCCAAGTAAGTATGGTTTGGAATGCTGGGACAATTATCAGATCGTAATCTGATTAATGATTTTCATTGCTTCCTTTTTGAATTAACAATTAAAGAATTAAGGTGATATGGATAGAAAATTAACGGAAAAAGAAGTAGCCTTTCTGCAGGAATTACGGGAACTGATGGCGAACCACAACGCTCTTCTGAGCGTGGAAAATGACAAGGTGTGTATAGACGTGGCCTATGACGAGGATTCACAGGAATCCATCCTGTTGCCTACAGACATCACTGCTTTCTATGACTTAGACGAACTGATTTTAAAGAACTCTTAAACTAAAAACAAATATGAAAACTTGGAGACGAATTCAGAAAATAGCCATTGTCGTAGGTCTGATTTACGGGCTTTGGCTGGGAAGTAACGTGGACGCTACGGATGCGGATACACGCAGTGCGTTTGTGATTGTAGTGTTGGCATGCGTGGTGGCGATATCCATGTTTACACCGGATAAGAAAGACACGGAAGCAGTGTAGAAGTTGCGATAGCAGGTCTGGAACTTCCTAATATAAATTAGCTCTTGGAAAAGGAAGTGGCTGGCTCCCCGGTTTGATGCCGGGGCTTGCACAAATTGATAAATAAAGTTTCTGATTATGGAAATGTTTGGAAAGACACTGTGTGTGACACGTAATGAGTTGGTTCTTGGCGGAATCGTCAGTCCGGCTACTTATGACAAATATGTCAACAATGGGAAATTTGTCGTTGCAAGGCGTGGATGTAGGAGCCGGGAAGCATTGATTATTTACGAGAAGTTGCCGGAACCTATTCGCAATAACTATGACACTAAGAATCCCAAGGCTAAAGACAAGATTAAAAAACACCAAGTAGTACCTATGGACAGCCGATTAAAAAGCGACAGCAAAGCTGTTGATTTCTACAAAAGATATACTCCGAAGATTTCTCTGGACCGCCAGGCGGAATACGTATTGAACGCCAAGGTATTGAATGCCATGATGGCACTGGAGGTGAGCATGCGTGATTCGCAAGGTAAATGTGGCTTTCAAGACAACAAGGAGATACGCAAAAAAGTCATAGCCTTGTGCGAAAGCCTGCGTGAACGGTATCAACACACGCTTCCGAAAGCCCGCCTGATGGAGAAGTATGCCGCTTACAAGAAATACGGGTACCAGGTGCTTATCAATGGCAATGCCGGTAACCAGTCCGCCCGCAAGGTTGGGCCGAAGGAAGGTCGTTTGTTGTTGAAACTCAAACGGAGCAAGTTCCCGGTATATACCGACCAGCAGATATTCGATAAATTTAATGAGATTGTAGCTGAACGGAACGAACGTGCTACCTGCGAAGAGGATAAACTGAAACCAATCGCATCTCCTCAGACAGTCATTAATTATCTGTATAAGACCAGTATCAAACTGTGGTGGTATGGCGTTGTTCAAGGTGAGATTGCCTTCAAAAACGAGTTTATGCCCCAGTTCGACACCAAGCTTCCGGATATGCCGAACACGTTGTGGTATGGTGACGGAACGAAGTTGAATCTCTATTACAAGGATTACGATAAGAAACAGAAACGCATGGTGGCGCGTACCATCGACGTGTATGAAGTGATGGATGCTTGTACGGAAGTCTTTCTGGGATATTCTTTCGGCGTTGAAAACTTCCTCACCCAGTATAATGCCTACCGTATGGCACTGGAAACATGGAAGGTGAAACCTTACGAGATTGTGACCGATAACCAAGGCGGGCATAAGAAGCCGGAAGCGCAATACTTCTTTAAGAGAATCTGCCACCTGCACAAGACTACCATGCCGCACAACGGCCAGTCTAAAACCATTGAAAGCGCTTTCGGACGCTTCCAGATGCAGGTGATGCACAAGCTCTATAACTACACCGGGCAGAACATCACCGCAACCAAGGAGAACAGCCACGTGAACGTGGACCTGATAATGAAGAACATCGCCCAGCTTCCCACCTTGGAAGAAATGAAGGAACAATACCTGGCGTGTCGCCGGGAATGGAACGAGATGCTGCACCCCACTTCTGAAACAGGCATGACCCGTATGGAGATGTACACCACACTCAGCAGTCCGAAAGCCGAACCGTTGGACGACTTCGGGGTGCAGGAACTCTTCATGCTCCTGAGCAAGGATAGCGTGAAGTATAACAAGCACGGCTTCATCTTCGAGCGTAACAAGCAGGAATACCGCTACATGGTATACGGTGAAGACGGGCTGGTAGACATGAACTTCCACATGCAGAACATCGGCAACAGTTTCCGTTACCGTTACGACCCCCAAGATATGACTGCCGTGGAACTGTGGGAAGTGGGCGCCAAAGGTGCATTGAAATATGCTGCCACCGCCACGCCGAAGGTTGTCATCCATCGCGCCACGGCAGACCGTACGGAAGAAGAAAGTACCCGACTTTTCGCCCAGATACATGCCAACAAGCGTGCCCTCGTTGGACATTACATCGCCTGTGAAGAGCTTCTACTCGAAGAGTGCATGAACGAAGCCTATATGAAACTTGTGATGCCTATTCCGGTGGGTGAATCCCAGAAAAGCATGGAGCGTCAACGTGAAGAATATGCCAATGAAGAACTGGCCGCTCCGGTGCAGTACCCCGAAGGTGTGGGACCGGGAACCTACAGGGACGAACCGGAAGAAGAGCCTGCCGGACTTGCTTCTGTTGGCGAATATACCAAACAGACTTCCGGCATGACCGATGTGGAGATGTATCAATCCTTCTTCGGCACCAATTAACCAGTATTCAATAATCAATTAAATACCCTTCAAATAATGAAAGAACTAAGTAAACAAGACAAGGATGCCATTCGTGATGCACTGATGGAGTATTGCAGCAACTACCCTTCGCAGAACCGCGCCAGCGAGAGCCTGAACGGTGTTAGTGCTGCCACAGTTTCGCAGATATGTAACTCCAAGTATACCAGTATCAGTGACGATATGTTCAGCCGTATAGCCGCACAAATCGGCTACAGTCTGGAACGCTGGACGCTGACCGAGAGCGATGCTTTCAATCGTATCACCTTCGCCATGACGGACGCACAGGCTTACAAAAACACCACTTGGGTGGTGGGCGATGCTGGTTGTGGTAAGACCACCGCTGCTATCGAATACCGCCGCACGCATCGGAACGTGTTCTATATCCTTTGCTCGGAGGATATGAAGAAGAGTGACTTCGTGCGCGAAATCGCCAAGCAGGTGGGCGCTCCTGTGGACGGGACGAACCTGCGGGATATTCTGGAATATGCCATTTCTATGATTGCCTTCCTTCAGAACCCGCTCATCATCTTTGATGAAGGCGACAAGCTGACGGACAGTGTGTTCAGCTACTTCATCAGCATTTATAATCGTCTGGAGAATAAGGCAGGCATCGTGTTCCTCTCTACCGATTATATCAAACGCCGTGTAGAGAATGGCCTTCGCTACAATAAGAAGGGTTATAAAGAGATTAACAGCCGTATCGGCCGTAAGTTCTTCGACGTGAATGTAGCTACCGAACAGGATGTATATGCCATCTGCCAGGCAAACGGACTGACGGACATGGCGGAAATAAAGCGGGTGCAGCGCGAAGCGGCACAGGGCGAGTACGACCTTCGCCGTGTGAAGCGCGTGGTGCATGCCTGCAAGCGTATTCTGGAAGCCAAGAGGATGAAAGGAGAACAGGCATGAGCGAGACAGTGAATGATGCAAAGACTTTCCAGCGCAACGCTAAAGGGGTGCGGGAACTGTTGAGTATGAAGTTCGAGACGCTGGCTTTCGAAGGTGCCTGGCAGGAAGCTTTCGGCACACCGGAACGCCGGGGTGTGTGGATGGTATGGGGTAACACAGGGAACGGGAAAACCTCTTTCGTGATGCAGCTTTGCAAGGAGTTGTGCCGTTTCGGGCGCGTGGCCTATGACAGTCTGGAAGAGGGTGCCTGCCTGACGATGCAGAACACGTTGAAGCGCTTCAACATGCAGGAAGTGAACCGCCGCTTCCTGCTGCTGGATGCGGAACCGCTGGATCAGTTAAGCCTTCGCCTGAAACGTCAGAAAGCTCCCGATTTCGTCGTGATAGACAGTTTCCAATATACGCAGATGACCTATGCACAGTATATCAGGTTCAAGGAACAGCACCGCAACAAGTTGCTTATCTTCATCAGTCATGCCAGCGGTAAGAATCCGGACGGGCGTAGTGCGAAGAAAGTAGCGTTTGATGCTTCGCTGAAGATATACGTTGAGGGGTATCGGGCGTTCTCCAAGGGACGGTTTATCGGACCGAAGGGATACTATGATATCTGGCCGAAAGAGGCGGCGAAGTGCCGTGGAGAGGAATACGATGATTAATGGTTAGTGATAAGTGATTAGCGATGAAGACAATCAAGGATAAACTCATTACGCCGGGGCAAATGAAAGCCCTGCATGCCACGTTCCGGACGCTCCGCATGAATGATGAAGCCCGCCATGACTGCATCTATTCTTTCACCGGTGGACGGACACAGAGCAGTAAGGATTTGACGCTACGGGAAGCACAGCAGTTGCTGGAGAAGTTGAACCCGATGGATGACAAAGCCAGGGAGATGCAACGCAGGGAAGCGCAAATGGTATTCCGCGATATCTACCGCCTCTCGTTCCTGATACCTCAGTTGAATCAGGGCTTCACCAGTGACAATGAAGAGGAATACCAGATGAACGTGGCGAAACTCAACGTCTGGGCACGGAAATATACCAAGGCCCGCAAGGACGTGACGCGGATGGCGCTCTGGGAGCTACAGGAAACGAAGAAGCAACTGGAGGCATTTATGAGACGTGAAGAACGAAAAACAAAAAAATAATCAGATCATGAGAAAACAAGAAGAAATCAACCGTGCCGCAACCATTCTCCGCAAGAAGGGCGACCGGATCAGTGTGGCCCAGGCGGAAGTACTGGAGAAGAGACGCACGGAAACGCAACTCTTCAAAGAGTTCGTATTATCGGTGGGAGAGGAGAAGAAGGACGAACAGTACTTCTATGCCCTGCGTGATGCCGCACGCTATGCCGCAGGCGGAATGGAATTGAAGGATTTGATACCGGATGCGGACAAATACCCGGTAGAACTGGCGCCCGTACAGAAGAAGGAACGGCAAACGGTGTCTTATCAGGAATATCGGGCATTGATGCGGCGGATGAACCTGCTGGAGGGGATTGTGGACGAGCTTTGCAAGGAACGCCGCCAGCGTGCCGAATACCAGAAGAAACCGGACACGAACCGGGCGGACTTCATCAGCCAGGAAGAGACTGCAAAATGGGTCGGTTGCAGCCGTGAGACGCTGAACTCCTGGCGGCGCAAGGGATTTATTACCGGCTATCGCAAGGCGGGGCGGGTGTATTACAGCAAGAGCGAACTTGAAAGCAGTCCGAAGGTGCAGAACTTCCGTAATCTGAAATGAAAGGAGGTATCATCATGAGAGACTATATCCGCACTATTACAGAGGTTCCCGACCGCCGTCAGGAACTTGCCAGCCAACTGGAAGCCAGTGCCGACCGTATCTGCGACCTTCAGGAACGCCTGATGGACGGTACCGACAAGCTGAAACCTGCCGAATACGACCGTCTGCTGGATGCCTACCGGGCGGAACTGGTGCGCTATGACCGTCTGGACCGGGAGATGGAAACGCTGGAAGAACCGAAGAAAGCGAAAAGGTACAAGGAGATGCAGCAGCGCCAAAACAGGGAAAACAGAGAGAAGATTAATTATTAACCAATAAATTAAAAGGAATTATGGCAAGAACCAAGAAAACAGTAGTCAGCGGCATCAACCGCGAACAGGCAGAACAGGCATTCGCAGACTTTGCGGCAGCCGATGCCAAAGTACAGAACCTTACCTCAAAGATGGATATTGAGATGACGCGTATCCGTGAAAAGTATGCCGAGCAATTGGCGGAACTGGAGACAAAGAAGAGCGAGGCTTTCGACCTGATGCAGGCGTATGCGGTGGAGAACAAGGATGAACTATTCTCTAAGAAGAAGAGCGTAGAGAGTGCCCATGGCGTGTTCGGTTTCCGCACCGGCACACCGAAGTTGAAGAACCTGAAGGGCTTCACCTGGGCGGCGGTAACCAACCTTTGCAAAGAACTTCTCCCTTCGTATATCCGCACATCGGAAGAACTGGACAAGCAGGGACTGCTGGCCGATCGTGACAATGAAGACGTTGCAGGCATGTTCCCGAAGATTGGCGTACAAGTGGTGCAGGAAGAGTCCTTTTTCGTGGAGCCGAAAAAAGAAAGCGATGCAGTTGCGCAGTGACATGAAAGCGATACACCAGCAGTACACTTACCGTCCGCTAAGATGGCGCTGGGCGGTGTATCACGAAACCATGTACCGTCAAGGCGACAGCTATCCCCCAAAGCTATCAACCATCGGTACCAAAGTCTGCGAGTACCAGACCCGGGAAGAGGCACGGCGAGAAGTGTACAGGTTGAATGGTTGGACTTATAGGGAGAAGAAAGTATGAGTGAGAAATGGAACGGGGTGCAAATTATGGCACCCCAATTCGGAACAGGAAAAGAGACGGTTGGGTATTACACCGGATATGCTTGTGGATATTGCAAGGGTAACGGGTATTATCTTGATCCGGATATTATTAATGAACGGGTGAAAATGCCTTGTCCAAAATGTGGGGGAACCGGACAAGTGAAAGGGATTGTCACCGTGGAATGGGTGCCTGATGGCGAAGTTAAACCTTATTTCAGGGAGGATGTGCAGCCATGATATACCGCGAACCGAAAGCCTTGATAATACAGGTGGAAGACAGTTATCTGGGGCAAGTGCAATACTATTGGACCTATTACGGCAAGCCGTGTGAACTTACCGAAATCGGTGCCAAGACAATGGGGCTGACTGCCATATTGGTCAGTATGAATAATCCCGATGCCGGATCATTTGTCTACATTTTGTGCGAACGGCTGAAAGCCCGGATGTACGAGCAGAAGACGAATAAACCGCTGACGGTGGAGGATGTATTTTTGTTTTAACCTTTAATATGAGAAGCCAAAACTTTAATGAGAAAGAAACGGGGCGGGTTAAACGGTGTCATTGCCCGCATTAAGAGGATACCTTGTGTGCCTGCACCAGTGTTAAGGTTTTCACAAAACCAAAGGATGACAGCCGGGAAAGACCGGCATTTATAATACTCAAAATAAATAGCAAACGGTAGCAATCTGTATTAGGCGGTCATTGTGGCAGGACGTATTCCAGTCTTGATACAGAAAGATTGAATGCAAGAAGCCGCCACCGTTTTGCTTAAAACTAAACAGAAATGAGTGAAATAAACCTATTATATATTGACTTATTCTGTGGAGCCGGGGGAACATCTACCGGCGTAGAATCTGCAAAAATAAACGGAGAACAATGCGCCAAAGTAATTGCCTGTGTTAACCACGATGCAAATGCCATCGCCAGCCATGCAGCCAATCACCCGGATGCACTACACTTCACAGAAGATATACGCACTCTGGAACTTTCTGGGCTTGTGGCGCATATTGGTAAATGCAAGAAGCAATACCCAGATGCACTTATAGTTCTCTGGGCATCGTTGGAGTGTACTAACTTCTCGAAGGCAAAAGGCGGTCAGTCAAGGGATGCCGACAGCCGGACGCTGGCTGAACATCTTTTCCGGTATATTGAGGCTATTTGCCCTGATTACATTCAGATTGAAAACGTTGAGGAATTTATGTCATGGGGACCAATGGATGAAAACGGAAAACCTATTTCCATGCATAAAGGAGAAGATTATACCCGTTGGACACGCAGCGTGAAATCTTATGGTTATGACTTCGAACACCGCATATTGAATGCTGCTGACTATGGAGCCTACACCTCTCGTAAACGATTTTTCGGCATCTTTGCCAAGCAGGGCCTTCCAATTGTATTTCCTGAACCTACCCATTGCAAAGAAGGTAAGCAAGACATGTTCGGGAGTCTTCTAAAGTGGAAACCTGTAAAAGATGTGCTGGACTTTGAGGATGAAGGTACAAGTATCTTCACTCGAAAGAAACCTCTTTCCGAAAAGACGCTTGAACGTATATATGCCGGGCTAATTAAGTTTGTTGCAGGTGGTAAAGATAAATGGCTGCTGAAATATAACTCCATAAACGGAAAGACTGGAAAACATATTCCTCCTGGAATTGATGCCCCCTGTCCAACAGTTAGCTGCCAAGGTCGGTTAGGCATGGTACAGGCAAACTTCCTTTCGAGATATAATACTTGTCGGCCAGAAGATACTTGTAAGTCAATGGATGATCCATGTGGAGTACTTACTACCAATAACCGATTTGCAAAAGTTGGCTGCCGATTTATCTCTAAGTATTTCAGTGGACATCCGGAAAGTAAGAATATTCCTGTTGATGGTCCGGCACATACTATCAAATGCAAGGATAATCACTCTTTAGTAAATGCAAAGTTCCTCGCTGCATATTACGGGAATGGTGACAATGTGAGTCAGGTAGATAAGCCATGCCCAACAGTGCCAACGAAAGACAGGTTTAATTACGTGAATCCGAAGTTTCTTTGCTCGTATAATTTCAACGATGCAGGGAAGGATATAGAAGCTCCATGCCCGACATTATTAACCAAGGATAGATTATCACTTGTCAGTCCATTCTTTATGAATTACTATTCTGGTGGTGGGCAACATTCAGATATAAATAATCCTGCACCGGCTATACTGGCTAATCCCAAACAGCGTCTTGTTTCCTGCCAATTTATGGATCAGCAGTTTGGGCAGAGTAGACCCGCAGGAATGAACCGACCTTTAAGTGCATTGACTTCTAACCCGAAATATAACCTTGTTAGTTGTCGTCCGTGGGTCATGAACACTAACTTTGGAAATATTGGTAGCCATGTTGAAGAACCTGCTCCAGTAATCACCGCTAATCGGAAGTGGCACTACCTAATGAACCCGCAGTTTACTTCTTCGGGTAGTTCGGTTAATGATCCATGTTTCACCCTTATTGCCCGAATGGATAAACGTCCGCCAAGCATCGTGAGCTTGAACACGATTATCAGCCTCAATACACCACCTGATTTCTTGGTGATTGACCCATATGGAAACATATATATTGAGGTGTACGAAACGGATAGCCCAATGACTAAAAAGATAAAGGAGTTCATGGCCATCTATCAGATAACAGACGTACTGATGCGGATGTTAAAGATAGTCGAACTGAAGCGAATCATGGGGTTCCCAGAAGATTACAAGTTAATCGGTACACAAGCGGACCAGAAGAAGTTCATAGGGAATGCAGTAGAAGTGACAATGGCACGAGTTCTCTGCGAAGCTGTCAGCAGAAAGCTACGTGAATTAAGAAAAGTGGCAGCATAAATTAGAGTAATACAAGAAAGAAATGAACATTGGAATATTAGCAGTTGACAGCAATTATCCTAATCTGGCATTAATGAAGATAAGTAGCTATCATAAGGAAAGAGATGACAATGTGGAATGGTATAATCCGTTGTGCCATTACAATAAAGTCTATGCTGCCAAAGTATTTAGCTTCACTTCTAATTACGGATATTACATCAATACTGACGAACTGGAGACAGGAGGAACCGGCATCGATGTAGATAAAACACTCCCTATTGAGATAGACCGGTTACAGCCCGACTATTCGCTTTACAATCTTGATGACAAGACGGCTTACGGCTTTCTCACTCGTGGATGCCCCAATAAATGTAAATGGTGTGTGGTTCCAAAAAAGGAAGGACCAATTGCTCCTTACATGGACATTGAAGAGGTAGCCATCGACGGAAGAAAAAACATTATCCTGATGGATAACAACGTACTTGCATCCGAGTACGGGTTACAGCAGATTGAAAAAATAATCTCCATGGGCGTGCGGGTTGACTTTAATCAGGGATTAGACGCCCGGCTGGTAACGGATGATATAGCCCTGTTGCTTGCAAAGGTGAAATGGATAAAGCGCATACGATTCGGTTGTGATACACCGGGACAAATCGCAGAATGTGAACGGGCTACGGCTTTGATTGATAAGCATGGTTATAAGGGCGAATACTTCTTTTATTGTATTCTATTGAATGACTTTAAAGAATCATTCGAGCGTGTCAATCATTGGAGAATAAAAGGCGGGCGGTTCTTGCCACATTGCCAGCCTTACCGGGATTTAAATAATCCGCATCAAATTGTCCCTCAATGGCAAAAGGATTTAGCCGGATGGGCTGATAAGAAGTGGATTTTTAGAAGTTGTGAATTTAGAGACTTTACCCCGCGAAAAGGGTTTGTTTGTAGTGAGTATTTTTATTAATAACTATGAAGACATGAAGAAAAGATATAAATATCATATACTGTTTTCTATATATTTAATCTGCACTATACCCGTGCTTCCTATCATTTTCATCACTTACCTATTTGATAGAATTAGCGATTGGATAAGTCATAAGTATGAATTTGTCAAAGGCGAGATAATTAGAAAGTATAAACCCTTATAACAAATAAAAAAATTAATCATAAATGTGCTAACTTAGAATTAATTGTTACATTTGGGAATTATTTACGAATTGAACGAATTATGATCAGCGATCAAGATTTTAAATTACTAAAACATGAATGCAAGGGATATGATGTTTTCTTGCAGGGAGAAGATGCAGAGAGTGGATATCGTCCAGATTATGTGCTCAAAAGAGACAATGAATATATAATATTGGAATCGGAAAACGCAACAAGTAGAAAAACATTTATTGGAGGTATGCTAAAAGCAGCTCATTTCCTGACAGGAAGCAACTTCGGAATATTGATTTATGTAATGACTCCTAAGAAAAACACCAAAGTATCATCAATAAAATACCAGATAGAGACATACTTTGATTACATTAGAGAAATAACCAATTTGCGGAAAATATATGTGATTGAAGCTGATAAATATATAATGAATGGAGACGCTATCTCAATAGATTCAGAAGAATTTAAAAAATTATCTGTATGTATTGAATAGGCAGAAAGCAACTTAAAAAAGAAATTAAGTAATAATGAATAGCGGTGATTAAAAAATAAGGCATTCCATCATGGAATGCCTTATTTTTTAATCATTGAGAGGTTTCCCTGGTTTAGGTTGAGTGTCAGGAAGAAGTGGTTTAGTAGGTTTGGGTTGAGGAATAGGTTTCGGATTTGGTTCAGGATTTGAACCATTTCTCTCTTTTTGTTCATTTGTTGCCATAATATATTTTTTTTAAGTTTATGATTGACAAATATACTAATATTATTAATGTCAAAATAAAAATGTGTCCCGTTTTTATTAGTATTTTTTATGGGTGAAAAAGTTGTTTATTTTTGGGGATTTTAACACGGTAGTGTTTTTTTTTTGAGCGAAAGCGATTATATATGATTTTGAGAATATTTATTAGAGCATCTATTCCCCCAATGATGGCACTTACTGAAGCTATAAAATCCAAATTTTCCATAATAGTTTGTTATTTATTTACATAAAGATAAATAATCATGTTAAGTGAAACAACGTTTGCTCTTGAATTAACATAAGTAATGAATGGCAAAAGCCGCTGTACAGTGGTTGTACAGTGGCTTTTGTATTGGGGTGTGTCTTATGAATATCTCCTTATCGTCTTCCCGGCATCAGGAAAACGATCCGGTCATTCCCCCGGCTCTCCCAGGCAATCAATCACCGCCTCATGTTGCAGCGGTGTCAACGCCCTTTGCCGAGGTTTATAATAAAGTTCTTCCAGCCGTCTGGTCAGTTCCGTATTCAGCGCAATCCAGCGGTGCAACTGGCTCACCGCACTTCGCGGCGTACTGTCCGGAAAGTATTGCTGTGCCAGGTCGCTCAGGTAGATTACTCCGGGATGTTTCTTTTCTTCATTCATTGTGCATTTTCCTTTCTTCTTTTAATGGTCAAAAAAAATACCCGGTAGTAATTTTATAACTACTACCGGGTGGTTCATTCACTACTACTGGGTAGAGGGCTAACTACCTATAGGTAGTTTTTTAGCCCAGCGGGTCTTCTTCCAGACCGCCCTCTCCACTGCCCGAACCACCATTGTCGTCCGGATCGGCAGGCAACGGCGCTTCGCCTTTCTTGGCGACGCGTTTAAACGTCAGCCCTCCGTCGCCCGCACGGGTCGCCGCCTTGATGGGTTTGCCCGGTCGGAACTGGATGGTGGCACCGGTGATGTTGGAGGCGGTAAAGCCTTTCACCGTTTCGGCACCTTCGCTACATAGCTGTATCTGGAAACTGCCGAAAGTTTCCAGACGGACAATCTTGCCCGCCGCCAGATTTTTGTTCACCTGTTTAATCAGGGCGCGGATGGCATTCAGCACATCACCGTCCGTCAATGAAGTGGCATAGGAGATTTCCTCCGCCATTTCGTCCATGGTGACTTCGCCGCTGGCTTGTGCCTTGGCGTAGAATAGTTTCGGGGCGGCATCGTCGCCCGGTTTGGAGCTCATGTGAGCCAGGGAATAGTTTACACTCATACTTCGTGAATTTAAAATTAAAATTACTGCGTCGTTTCGCGAAAAAGACGGGGGCAAAGGTGGTGTAAACTCGTTATCCGCTGTGGTAGTACACGCTTTTTGATGTTATTTGTTGCATTAATATGTTATTACGATTACTTTTGTATCAGGGTAATCAATCAGTTTTCAGGGGTATGAAAAAGAATCGAATAAAAATAGTAGGTCGGAGTTATGCGCATAAGGTTGGCGAAATACTCCGCATTTATGAAGAGCATGAGCGCAGCGGACTCAGCAACCGGGAGATACTTCGCCGGTACATCTGGCCCGTATATCCCATCTGCGAAAAGACTTTCTATAACATTATCAACGCCTCGGCCGATCCGCGCGTCATCCGGCAACAGGAAGACCTGAAGCGTCAACTTTCGTTGTTCTGACTTTCATCGGCTTCGGTAGTCGTATATTCCATTTCGTAGACTTTGATGCCACCCGGCAGAGAGAACTGGCGGCTGGCACGGCGTACTAATACGGTGGCGCAGCCATCGAACTGCCATCCGTGCAACGCTCTGTTCAGGCGTGCGGCCAGATGCATGCGTTCGGCGGCATGCTGTTCCTGGGTGCTGCCGTAGTGGGTGTCGTCGTAACAGTCGAAGGCAAGGCGGACGGTGACGGTGGTCTTGCCATGCTGGAGATTACCCTTCAGGTTCTCCCAGATGGTTTCGGGGATACTGATAAGGACACAAGGGAAAGTTACCGGATACTGGTCTTCGCCGTTGATGAGCGCTTCCAATTGGCCGTAGTCTTCGTCGGTGAGGGAGACGGTGTCGCCCATTTTTTCGGCGATTTGCTTCTGGATGTCGTTAAATAGTTGTTCCATATTCGTTTAATTATTGATTTATGAATTGATAATCTTTCCTATTTCCTGTTCAAACTTGCCACTTACTTTCTTTGTGAGCTCAGGTCCGGGCGTGGCGGGCATGAACTGGCGTTGCGGGATGGTGACGGTGAGTTTCTCCTTCTTCGTTAACGCCAGGCGTTTCCAAAAGGTATCTTTCTTCTTGTCTTTTCCGGCTTCCCGATAATGCTGTGCCCAGGCGAATTTTCTCATCTTTGGTGTGACAGAGGGATGCAATACGCCGCCCCGGTTGTGTATTGCCGCATAAGGAACCCGGGTGAAGACAGTGACTTGCGCATCTCCCGGTGCATATTCAATGCTTCCGGAAAGATATTTCCTGCCAGAGAGCAGCGGGCCATATCGGGAACCGGCACCCTTTCCTCCGCTTTTCTGCCTCTTGGTTTCCTGCCATTTGTGGAATCCGTTGTGGGTGAATCCGCCCTTACGGAAGTCTTCTTCTATATGCCGTTTGGCGAGGTTGCCTGCCAGTACGGGCATCTTGCGGTGCATCAGGTCGGACAGTTGCTTCTGCTTTTTCAAGATGATACGGTTAAATTCCTGAATGTTCATGGCTTCTTATCTTTAAAAAACAGTTTCACTGCGTCCTTTGCATCCTCATACGCATTGGCTATATACGGATGTGTATCACTGAACAGTTTGCCGTCCACTCCCGGATTATTATCCAGTCCCGGCGCTGGTTGGTCTTTCGGGGCGGTACTTCTTTGCGGTGCCCCTGTGGGCGGTTCGTCGGTGGCGGAGAGGGAACATTTGCAGTTCCAGCGGTCACCCGGGCGGTGGACACTCCAGAAGGGGTGGTTTATCGGCAGAATGGTTCCCCAGAAATCGATGTGGTCAAGGCCGGGATTGGCACTGGTGCTGGGCATCCATTCCAGATTTGGCAGGATGTCGGCGTATTGCTCGAAACGTTGCCAGTCGGCCGCCTGGCGTGCACGGATGACGGCGGTGTCGTATTCTGTTTTCAGCCAGTGCCCCACGTGGTGGTCCAGCATCGGGTGCACGTCTTCTTTCCACTGTTTAAACGGTTTTAAATCACCGTTTGAATCATACATCCGGGTGGCGATATCGTTCTGCATGCGATGCACCTTGAAAGCGGAGAAGACGGCGTTGCTCTGGTCTATCTTCCGGCGGAACTCTACGGGGATTTCGGCGGATGATGTGCTGATACCTTCGTCGGTGGCTTCGCTGAAAATGCGGAAAGTCTCGTTGAAAAGGTTTTCTTCAATCTCCGTCATGGGGTGGAAATCTTTCTCATAGATGTGCTTCAAGGCTCGTTGCAGGGCTTTGTCATCAAAGATGAGGGCGGAGATGCTGTCATTGTCGTCGGCTTTGCATTGCAAGGGTGTGGCGGTACCGGACATGTAATCAATCTCATCCGGATCAGGGAGCTGCTGGTTTTCATAATAGAGATTGTTGACTACCAGTCTAAAGCCCCGTTGTTGTGCGGGGCGTCCGCGAAAAAAGAGTTGGCACGGTTCTGAGGTTGCTGCGGGTCCTTGCCTTTGTCAAATGGAACATCCTTACCGGTAGAAGATTGCATCATTTGAGCGAATGGATTATCCGCTTTCTTTTTCTCTTCCATTTCCGCCTTCAGTTGCTCGTAGTTGTCAGGACGTTCGATGTTCAGTTGTTCGTACAGGTAGTCGTCATCCAGCGGAAGGTTGAATACATTGACGGCTTTCTCCAGCAGTTCCGCTTTTACCTTTACCTGTTCCAGGTCCGCTTCTTCCACATAGACGAATTCTCCCCCTTGGGTGTTTACACCCAATGCTGCGAACTGGTCGGTCATGTCATAGTTCAGCAAGTTCAGGATGCCGAGTGCGTCTTGTTCTACAAGCTCCTGTTCTACTTTATTATGTACGGTGCCCAGTGCTTGCGTACCTGTTTCGCTGGCTTCGGTGGTAAGGGTGTTGCCCAGTACGGCCTTGCTCAATTCTGCGTTGCAACGGTCTACGAAAGTGCTGTATAATTCACTGCTTCCGGTTGTGTTTCCGGTTTCCACAAAGTCCAGGTTGGAACCTTCAGGGCAGAAATAGGTGGAGCCGCCTCCTTGATTCCTGGCAGCGTCCATCGTGGCAGTCAGTGCTTCCGGGTCGGCAGCATCGTAGATGTATTTACGTACCGGCATACCGAATATCTCAGAGAATTGCGCCCAGTCTCCTATGGTGCCACGCTTGTAGATGACGTAGGGCGCAGTGCGTGCCAGGATACCCAGCGGCTCCTTGCCCTGTATCATCAACAGGTCGGGATATTCATCAAAGTTTTCGCCGTTAATGTCGTTCTGACGGGTTTTGATAATGCGCAGCACAGGGTCTACATGTTTGCGGGGTACGAGATAATAATCTATCCAACCTTTCTTATTGATATAGAACTGTACCAACGTGAAACCCCAGTATTCGGCATCCAGTGCGTCGCCGAGGAAGCGGAGGAACCAGGGTGAGGAAATCTGTTCGTTCACCTTGTCGTCGGGTATGCCGTTACGCCTGAATTCAATCTTGCGGCCCAGTACGCCGCTTTTTCGTTTCTGCACCACTGAGAACAGGTGCGGGTCCATCAGACTCTCGCTGTAGATGTCGTAGATTTTAACACGCTGGGTGAAGTCTACGTTCTCCATGCTCCGGATGCCTTGCATGTAATCGTCCAGTCCGATGCCGAAACGTTGGGCCTGGGTCAGTATGATGGTTGCACCCGGACGGGTAACATTGCTGCCTTCGGTGATACGCTGCTTGCCTTTGGAGGCTTTGTTCCTGAATGAAGGGAACTTACTGAATATACTCATAAGTGATTGGTGCGTTTAGGGTTACTACTCATCAGCCAGGGGCTGTTTTGCTTCTGTATATCTTCCGGCAGTTTCGGTGCGCCGTCTATGGTGACCTTGAAAGCCGCTACTTGTTTCAGCCATTCCACCGCCCTGTCGTAGCGGTCTTTACGTATCTGCGACATCTTCTGCGGATTGTGGATGCAGAACAGGTGATATACGGCAATATCTATCGCCATCATCAGGATAAGCTGGTTTCGCTCTTTGCCTTCGGCAGAGAATATAGCGTCCACATCGTATCGGGCACTGAGATATCCGCGCATCTCGGCGATGGCACGGTCTTCACAGATTTCGACAACGGCATCGTCGTCACGGGTCAGCCTGCCCAGTATCTCGCTGTGAATGCTGGCGTCGTAATCTTCGGATTGAATAAACTGGCTCATTTTAATTATTAATTTTTAATTATTAATTTGCTTGTCACAGTCGTTTAGGGTTCCGGCGAGCATTGTAGTGCATCACGGTCACCGGTTCCAGTTGTTGTACTTTCTTTTTCAGGATACGCAGGCCGCCTTCCACACAGTCCGGCCCGTCGGCGGGGAATTTCAGACGCAGGGTGAAGAGCCGGAACTGGTCGTCCAGACGCTTCATGTGCGGATTGTTTTTCTCGGCTTCGTTGAGGATAAGATTGCCTTCCCGGTTCAGTGGTTCGAGGTTGGCTTCTATGCGGGTGCCTTTATCCGTTTTGCGGGCTTCGTCGGGCTGGATATACAGCTGGATATTTCGTTCGCGGCGTACTTTGCCTACCAGAGGCTTGAATACCTGTTGGAAGAATGGGTCTTGCAACTTGTTGTTTTCCATGTAGCAATACACGGGTACTTTGCCGCCCACATACTCCAGCAACTGCACATACCAATCAATGAAGTCAGCATTCAGACCATGATCCAGGCGAACATTAATGACATAAACTTTCTGCCCGATTAATCCCATGAGGATACAGCTTTTTGTGCTGCTGTTTTTATTCTTGCTTTCACCGGGGGCAGGGTCTCCGTAAATCACGAGAAACTGAAATTTCTTCAGGTCAGGTACTTTGCCGTAGGTCAGTTCCTTGAAGACTTCCCCTTCCGTCACCGGGTTATTGAAATATTCCGTCTGCTGGGCGGCGGTGCTGATATTACTTAAAGCGATATCAATAAGTTCCTCCGTATTCTTTGAGGGCCAAGTGCTATGCCCGTTTTCATCGCGTATGTTCACTATATCCCAGTGCTTTGCCATCTGCCCGGCACGTACTACACAACAATCACGTGCAATGATGTTGCCGCAGAATATGACAAGTGTCTTAACCGCCGTATCACGTGTTCCGTACAATGCACTTTCCCACCATCTCCAGTTCTTGTCTATAGTGTCCGGATTGCGCACGGCTTCGTCCGTGTCGAAGTCATCCACTAGCAACACGTCCGGACGAATGGCGCCGTTCCTGCTACCACGGGGCGCATTACCCGCCCCCACGGCACGAAACGAGCAGCCACATTTGGCTATGAATTCCTCGGCACACCAGTTACCCAGGTTGACCTGAACTCCGTAATAGGCACGTATTAAGGCATTTTCCTCGAATTGCTTCTTGTATGGGTCGAGCAGGCGTGTGGCACTGTCCTGCGTGGCAGAAGCCATCATCACGTTGAACTTCTTTTTTGTGAGTGCCAGGTACATGATGATGAACATTACCGTTGTGCTCTTTGCCAAACCACGTGCCCACGAAAGTACCTCAAACCATTCCTCGTGCTTAATACAACGGCGAATGGCCTTTATATGGAAGTCAGCAAACTCGAACTTGCAGTAATCCGAAAAGAAGAACTTTATCCATTCTATCGGATCGGCTTCCAAGCGTGCACGGTCTTTTGCTATCTGCGCCTGCGTCAGGTTCACGTCCGAATTCTGGCGGCGAAGTCCGGCTTCATAGAACACCGCCCATTCGCGGAGCGCGTCCCTGTCTTTCTGTGTCTGTGTCATAAGCTATCCTTTATAAAAGCGTCCCACAAACGAAGAAACTCTTTGCTTTTATCCAGGTCGAACGGGCGCAGCCAGTTGATGAACTTCATGCCTACGCTAATGATATCCGCAATACCGATATCCGTTTCCATTTTTTTAATGGCTGTTGCCAGTTTGTTCAGGGTGTCTGCCTCGGCAGCCGTGGCATAGCGCTGGCCTTCCGGGCGTTCACTGATGACGCGGTTGATTTCCGCCACCTGCCGGTGCAGGCTGGCTACCTGTTGTTCGCGAGTCAGCGTCATGCCCACCTTCATCTCTTCCCATTTCTCCGCAGCAATCCAGCGGTTAACGGTTTTGCGGGCTACACCTACTTTGTCCGCTATTTCCTGTTGCGTCAGGTTATCTTTCAAATAGAGCGTACGGGCGTAGTCTTTTTTCTGTTGCGTGGTTAAATCTGCCATAACTATCAGTAATTAGAATTTACGCAAAGTTCATCATCCCGTGTGTGACCGGGAAAAAATCGCGGAGTGCTTACCAAGAACGGCACAGCCTCTATACACTTGTCCGTAAGGGTTACACACTTTTTTGTGTGGCTATCCTTATAGACATAGCTTTGCGGCAAATAAAGCAAGAAACCGCATGACTGTTTTTAAATCCATACTGAACGAACAGACCGCCTGCCTGCTGCTCTACGGAGAAATCAGTGACGAAGGTGGCGAGGGCAAGATAGCCAGCCGGGACATCGTGAACGAACTGATGTACCTGGATGGCGCCTATGAGAACCTGAATATCCGCATCAATTCCATTGGCGGCGATGTTTATCCCGGCATTGCCATCTTCAACGCCATCCGCCAATGCAAGAGCAATGTCACTATCTATATTGACGGCATCGCCGCCAGCATAGCCGGTGTCATAGCCTTGTGTGGTCGGCGTGTGGAAATGAGCCGGTATGCCCGCATGATGCTGCACAATGTCTCCGGCGGTTGCTACGGCAACAAGAAGGACTTGCAGGACATGATATCCACCATCGAAAGCCTTGAAGACACCATTGCCGAAATCATCAGCGAACGCTGTGGCAAGGACAAGGAAGAGGTGAAGAGTGCCTATTTCGACGGCACGGACCATTGGCTGAAAGCCGACGAAGCCCTCGGGCTGGGACTTATTAACGCTATCTATGATGTGGAAGCCGTGCCCGCAGAGAGCACCACGGACGATATATACCGCATATTTACTAATCGGCTGGAGCTGGAGCAACAGCCACAAAACCCTGATAAAATGAAACTGGAAGATTTTAAAAAGATTCCCCGCTTCGCCAACTGTGCCGACGAGGCGGCGGTGATGGCCATGCTTGGCGAAACAGCCGGGAAAGCCGACAAAGCCGATGACCTGGAAAAGGAGAACAGCGAGTTGAAACAGCAATTGCAACAGCAGGAGGAAGAACGGATTGAAGCCACCGTATCGGATGCCGTGACGGATGGACGTATCGGTGCCGACCAGAAGGACACCTACAAGAACATTCTGAAAGCAAATTTTACAGACGGAATGAGCGCCTTGAAAGCACTAAAACCAAAGGTGCTGCTGAAGGACAAATTGGGCAAACCGGAACCGCAAAGCGGTGAAAGTGAATGGGAGAAAAGACAGCGTGAAATCCGCGAGAACCGTAAAAAGTAATGCGTATGGTACCGGTGAAAAATCCCAAGAACGCCAAACTGGGCGGTTCTTCCTACTTCGGCAAGAATGTAGGAAGCAGCGTGCGCAGTGCAGGCAGTGCCCCGCAGATACGCGGACGGCAGAAGATTAAAATGTAGTGCGCGGTGCGCAAATTAATATTTAACAATTAAAGAATTAAAAGACAATGGCACTTTTAGGATTGAATACCACCAAATATGGTGGCGAAGTACAGGAACATGTATTAACCATCGCCACTACCGGCAACGAACTGGTAGGCAGAGGGCTTATCATGGTCATCCCCGGCATCAACAGTTCCACCAGCATTCCCCGTGTGAAGACGGGCAGTATGTTGCAAAAACGAAAGGAAGACCCTACCAAGGAAGACAGTAAGGGTGACTTTACCTACAGCGAACAGACGCTTGTTCCAAAAGACATGATGGCTTTCACCCTCTTCAACCCCCGTGCTTTTGAGCACATCTGGAGGGTTTACCAGCCTACGGACGACCTTGTGTTCCGCCAGCTCCCTCCGAACATCCAGAACTTGTTGCTGGATGAACTGCTGAAGCAAGTGGGAAACGAACTGGGTTACCAGTACATCAACGGCGAATACAAGGAAGGTTCGGATGACGCTTACCTTATGAACGGTATCCTGACGCAAGCCGCCAAGAATCCGGACGTGGTGAAAGTGAAAACCGTCGGCACCACCATGCTGCAACGTCTGAAGGAACTGCGCACACAAATCCCCGTGACTATGCGTAACAATGCGAACCTGCGCATCTTGATGAGCGTGGAAGACTTTGACCAGTATGATGACGAATTGACGCAGCTCGCCAACAAGGGAGCTGCCCCTACGGACATCAACCAGGAACGATATAAAGGCATTCCGTTCGAGGTGCTGACCCAATGGCCGCAAGGCTTGATTGTGGCTACCCTCTGCGACAGTGGCATGAACGGCAACCTGTTTGCCGCCGTCAACCTTCAGAATGACGAAAATGTGATCCAGATTGACAAGTGGGCGAACGCCAGTGAACTCTACTTCTTCAAAATGCTGATGAAAGCAGATACACAGATTGGTTTCGGCGAAGAGTTCATCGCGCTGGATTGGCGTGCTGACGGTGCGTTCAAATCGGTAGTGGAAGGATAATGAGCCGGGGACTGATAAATAACAATCCGGGCAACATCCGCCTGTCACGTACCTTGTGGCAGGGGGAGGTCCGCCCCTCGCAGGATAAATCATTCTGTCAGTTCAAAACTATGGCCTATGGCTATCGGGCTTTGATAAAGCTGCTACAGAATTACCGCAGGGTAAACGGATGCCGTACGATTGCCGACTTCATCAATCGTTGGGCACCACCTATTGAGAACAACACGTCAGGATATATCCGGCGGGTATGTACGGAAATGCAAGTACCCACCAACCATGTTCCTGACGTCAGGGAAAAGGCCACGATGTGCGCTTTTGCAGCCGCCATCTCCCAAGTAGAAAACGGAGAACCTGCCGTCATGGAGGACGTAGTCGCAGGCTGGAATCTGCTTTGACAGGCAAATTAATAATTAATAGTTAATAATTAAAAGACGAATGGACTTTTTGATGCAGATATTAGGCAGCCTCTTTCCAGCAGGACTGGGTGCAGCAATTGGAACAGCCGTCGGTTGGTTCTTCAATCGCCGACTTTCAAAAGCCCGCAACGGTGGAGATATTGATGCTGCCTACATGGATAACATTCAGAACCTCCGTTCGGACCTATTAAATTCTATCAATGAAAACAGAAAACTCTACAGGGCTATCGCCCGACTTGATCGCACGGTGGCTCGCGCTACTACTTGTCGTCACTGGAACGATTGCCCTATCCGTAACGAGTTGCAAAAGTCCGGTGCCGACGGTGACAACCACCCGTTTTCTAAACGACAGCCTGCAAAACGTCCGGCGATCCGTTCTGACCCTCCTCCCGGTTCCGGCCAGCGAAGCGCGGACGAAGTTGCCGATGGCTCAACTGGCCGCACTGCCGGAGGGCGCGGGATATAGCGCCAGCAGCGGACAAGCCACCGCAAGCGTGATGCGTGGAAAGGGAGATACATTGATAATCACTTCCACCTGCGACAGCCTGGCACGGCAAGTGATATCGCTAACGGAAGAACTGACCCGCATCCGCAACGAAACAGGTGAAGAAGTGGAAGAACCTCCTCCGCAGGTGGTGCATGAGCCCACCGGATGGCAATGGTTTCAAATATGGATAGGACGGCTGGCCGTTGCCACCCTTATTCTAATAGTAATTAAACGGCGATTAAAACGTACTTAAATAATATAGAGATTATGGCAAAACAAGGATATGTAAACGGTAGTGACCTGTTGATGTCAATTACCGGCAAGGCGTGCGGACATTGTACCAGTCACACCACAACTTATAATAGTGAGACAAAAGATCGTGCGGTGAAGCCCGTTTCAACCGAATCGGCTGCTAATGCCGGATTGTTCAAGGAAAAGACCGTGACCGGACTCAGTGTCCAGGTTAAGTGTGAAGGACTCCGCTTTTACGGCGAAGAGGAGAGCGGTATGAAAGACCTGCTCGCCAAATGGAAAGTAGGCGGAACAGTAGAGCTGAAAGGCTTTGCCCGTGGCGGTGATGCTGCACCTTACATGAGTGGTAACTTCATTATTTCTTCATTGGAAGAATCCGCCCCGGCAGGAGATGACACCACTTACAGTGTGACTTTTGATAATACCGGAGCAGTGACTATCACCGAAGACAAAGTGGACGGTTCAACTGTGGAGGGCTGACGCGATGAAGAAGATTACCGTATATAACAAAGAGTACCCCATGCGCATGACCATGGGGGCTATGCGCCGCTTCAAGCAAGAAACGGGCATGGAGGTAAGCGAGATGACTACAGAAGTAAGCCTGATGGTGGTCTTCCTGTACTGTTGCGTGGCGAGCGCCTGCAATGCAGACAATATCCCTTTCGACCTGGACATCGACAAGTTTGCCGACGGTTTGGAAATGGATAAACTGACGGATTTCGTAGAAACCATGCAGCAGGATGCCGGAGACTCAAAAAAAAAGAAGGTAGCCCCGCGGACATCAACGAACTGACGGGTATAGCCGTGGGGAGTATAGGGATGAGTCTGACGGATTTCTGCCACTGTACTCCCCACGAATTTTATAGTATATACCGCAACTGGGAACGTACGCAGATGCGTGAACCTTGGGAACGTACCCGGTTCCTGGCGTGCTGCGTATTGCAGCCGTATAGCAAGAAGACATTGAAGGTGACGGATGTGTGCAGGTTTGAATGGGATGCAGAGCGGAAAGCTACGGTATCGGCGGCGGAAAGTACGAGGGAGAGGTTTGAGGAACTGAAAAACAGGGCAGGGCTGAAGTAAACAGACAGAGATTATATGACTCCTAAAGGACGCATAACCAGCTTACCTCCATAATATAGGGCAATCCAGAAACAGAATCCTCCAAGGAGCCTGATTATGAACCATGCATTTTCTCCCTGATAGAAAATCAGGAAAGATAGGATAGCTGCGATTAAAAAACGGATAAAATCTCTTTTCATGCAAGTGATGATTTCTTAATGCAAAGATATAAAAAAAATGGCAAACGAGGTAGAGTTTAAGTTAAAAATAACGACTGACGGTAAAGATACGTTCCATAATCTGACGGTCGACGCTCAGACATTTGACGATGCGGTGAAGCGTGTGACGCAAACCGCCAAAGAAGCATCGGACGAAATACAGAAGATGGCCATGCAAAATTTGAACTGGGATATGCTGGTCAACGGCATTGAACAGCTCAGCAACGGTATTCAAGGATTGGCCGGCCGTTATGACAGCTTCAACAAATCCATGCGTGCAGTCAACACCATGGCCGGGCAAGACGAGGCCGGCTTCAGGGAGCTAACCGCCCAGGTGAAAGAACTGAGTATGGTCATCCCCCTGGCGCGCGAAGAGCTTGCCGGAGGTCTCTACCAAGTCATATCCAACGGTGTGCCCGAAGATAATTGGATAGCTTTCCTGGAACAGAGCAGCAAAGCTGCTGTGGGTGGCCTTGCTGACCTGGGGCAGACTGTCACCGTCACCTCCACCATTATCAAGAACTATGGTCTGGAGTGGGAAACTGCCGGAGACATTCAGGACAAAATACAGAAAACAGCCAAAAATGGTGTGACCTCGTTTGAACAACTGGCCGCAGCTCTTCCCCGCGTCAGCGGCAGTGCTTCTCAATTGGGCATCAGCATTGACGAACTGATGGCCGTATTTGCCACCACAACCGGCGTAACCGGTAATACCGCCGAAGTAAGTACCCAGCTTGCTGCCGTACTTACATCACTCATCAAGCCCAGCAGCGAAGCCGGCAAAGCAGCCGAAGCCATGGGAATCAGTTTCAATGCCGCCAGCATCAAGCAGGCAGGCGGACTGGAAAACTTTCTTCGTACGCTCGACACTACCATCACAGAATACTCCGCACGTACAGGGCAACTGAAAGAAACCATCTATGGCAACCTCTTCGGCAGTGCCGAAGCATTGCGCCTGCTTACTTCACTGACGGGAGAGCAAAAAGAGAAGTTCAGCCAGAATATCAGAGAAATGGCCGACAGCACCGGTACCATAGAGCAGGCATTTGGAGAGATGAACAGCTCGGGAGACGCCACAAACCAGAGACTTCGTAACCTGATGGCCTCATTTACCGACCTTGCCGGAGGTGTGGCCAGCAGCGCGGGTCCCTTCGTCTCTTTAGCGGCAGATATGGGTATTGCTACAACAAACGGCATCCGGTTTTACCAGACAATGAAGGTCATGAAGGACAGTATCCTGAAGTGTACGTTCGTCAGCCGAGCAGCCTCTGCCACTACTATGGCTTTCAGCACCTCTCTCACCACTGCTCGCCGGTCACTCTACATCTACCAGATGCAAGTGTTGACGGCTCGTGCCGCCATAAGCAGTACGACTGGTGCTGCCCGTTTGCTTAATATCGCCATTGCCGCCAGTCCGTATCTGATAGCTGCTTCTGCCGCAGCCGCATTGGCTGTAGGATTATACAAAATATTCTCATCTTCCGGTAAGGCTGCCGAATCACAGAAGCGTCTGAATGACACGCTGGGTGAGATGAATACCGAAGTAGCCAAAGAGCGCCTGTCGTTGGATGCTTTGTTTGAACCTCTGAACCGTGCTAAGGCCGGTTCGGAAGAATGGCAAAAGGCAAAGAATGACATCCTCGCAAAATATGGTACTTACCTGAAACAAATAGGGGTAGAAATCAACAGTGTAGAAACAGCGCAGGTAGCCTACAACAAGCTGAGCGAAGCCATACTGAACACCGCCCGCGCCCGTGCCATGGAGAAAGCCACCTCCGGCGCAGCCGAAACCTATGCCGGCACCGAAGGGGAAGCACTGAAGAACATCCGCGAACGCCTGTACGGCGGCATTGGCGAAGGTGCCGGAAAGATTACCGCCGCCCAGGCCGGTAAAGCATGGGCGCAGATACGTGCCGCCGTACGCAGCGGCAAAGACATCCCGCAGGAAGCACGGGAGATAATGAAACAGACCGATACCATCTATCGCGACCAGTTCGGTTCCCACACCATGAGCCCCATCGCCGAATACATTTATCGGCAGGTGCGTGAAGTACGCCGGGCAAACGATGACTATAAAAAAGAAATAGCGGATGCACAGACCATGTTCGGCGGCGGTAAAGGAGTTTTGCCGGCAGATGGCGGAAGCAGTGCGGTCGGAAGCGGCAGTTCCTCCACAGGCCATGTGGCTAAAGCTATGGATATAGCTAAAATGTCATATAACGAGTTGGGTGCTGCCATCGAAGAAGCAGAAAGTAAACTAAAATCACTGGCTTCAACAGAAACGGCTGAAATCAATCGTCTGTCGGAATATAACAAACAATTGAAAGCACGCAAGGATGCGTTAGGAAAATCACTGGGGCTGGGGAACGGCGGCGGTAAGGGAGGAGATACCAAAAACGATATCGCTATTTCTTCAGGAAGCCTGAAAGCTTTGGAACAACAACTGAGTGAACTGAAGGAGCGGCAAGAAAAAGCTCCGATTGAGAAACAGTTGACGTTCACTTCCGATATCGTTGCATTGGAAGACCAGATTTCCGAAATCAAGGAACGCCTGAAACATGCAAACTTCGAGGCACGCTATACACTGAAACCGGTGGAGGCAGGAGGAGCTGCCACATCACCTATACAGGATGCTATGAAATCATCCATCGGAAAAGGTGGTGCGATGGACGGATTTAAAATTCCGAAAATGGACATGAATAAGCCTCTTTCGGATATGGAGGCTTGGAATAACGCCTTGGATACTGCCCGGCAAAAGAATGCTGCGACTATTGAATCACTGAGTGCAATGGGTGGTGCAATGGGGGCTTTGGGTAATGCGGTAGGAGGTGCAGCCGGACAATGGTTGGAATGGGGAGCCAATTGCATGCAGGCCATTGCAACAGCCATTCCCCAAATCATGGCATTGATTGGTACACAAGCAGGACAAGCAACTACTAATACAGCTGTGGCAGCTACTGGTGCGGCAGCAGCTGTATCGAGCATTCCTATTGTAGGTCCTGTATTAGCTATTGCTGCCGTGGCGAGCGTCTTGGCAGCACTGGCCAGCATTCCCAAATTCGCCAATGGCGGTCTTGCCTATGGTCCCACATTAGGTCTGTTCGGCGAATACGCCGGAGCGAGCAACAATCCGGAAGTGGTGGCGCCACTTAACAAACTGAAGCAACTGATACAACCTGTCGATGGGATGAGTGGTGGACGTGTAGAGTTTGTCATCGATGGCCGTACATTGAAGGGAATATTGAATAAAGTGGATAACTTTAACAGTCGTACAAGATGAAAATAGGTATACAGAAAAGCGTTCAGGAAACGCGTGCTCTTCGATATCAAGGCGAATTTCTCAGCCGTGACGGTGTGCGTTGGAAAGTCCGGTTATTGCAGGAAACAGATATGCCCTATCCTGCGGTGGGTGAGTTCCATTTTCCTGCGGAAAAACCGTTGGTGATAGAGTGGAAGGAAGTGGATAAACAGGAACCCGTACAGGCGAGTTGTGCTACACTGACGGTGGTGAGCAAAGTTGACCGGCAATATATAGACCTGTATACCATGGAAGTGGGCAGTGTACTGCTTGAAGTGTATCGCAACGGGGTATTGTACTGGTGCGGTACCATGGATACCGAATTATACGAAGAACCTTTCTCTTATGAAAAGGAATATGAAGTGAGCATGACCTTCAGCGATTTCGCCATGCTGGAACGCATCAACTTTTCAGGAACAGGCGCCCGCACGCTGGAAGACTTGCTGACAGATTGTATAAAAAGTGCCCGTCTTTCTGCGGCTTACATGACCGGAGGCATATCTTGTTACGTTTCAACGTCGATGCCTGATATTCCGTCAGACAGCAATACCTTCAGGGAACTGTGTCTTTATAGTGATAATTTCTACGATGAGGAAGAGGAACCCATGACGCAACGTGAAGTGCTGGATGAAATATTACGCCCGTTCGCTCTGCGATTGTTACAGCGTTGTGGCGGTCTCTATCTGTATGATTTGAATGCTTTTCAAACAGTGTTTGAACCTCAATTAATAGAGTGGCAGGGAACAGATGCGGTTTTGGGCGTGGATAATGTATATAAGAATGTAGACGTGAGTTTCAGCCCTTATGAGCGTACTGACTTGTTTAAAAAGGACATAGATATCAGATCGTTTACAAAGGAATCCACCGGAGTGGTGTATGAGAGCACTTATGACGCTTTATTCGGACCGGATTTAAGTTTTAGCTTTGGACTTTATACGAATAATGAAGTCGCTTCTGGGCTTACCTTAAATGCTAATGCCAGGATTTATAAGATAAATCCCTTGGCTTCCGGAGATGAAAGTCTGGGGATTGCCTGGCGTGCCCAGACCGATACGAAAGAAGAGAGTGTCTGTATCTTGCAAAACGGTTTGGGCATAGGAACCGATCTGATGACTTTTAGCAAAAAGATAAAGATACTGATACCAACCACTTGCGGGATTGCAGTGCCATCAATGAACTACCGTTCCAATTTGTCATTGAAAATAAAGCTGTCATTAATGTTGGATGGACGCTACAACCCGTTTAAGGATGCCGGAACCTATAATAGCAAGGAAGAATATGAATACTGGCAGAATAATGTACGTGCTTTGTATGTGCCTGTGGAAATACGCTTGTTGGACCGGGATGGAAAAATCGCATATTCTTATGTCAATGTCTGGGGAACCAATCCTTGCGGAGGAAATTGGTGGAAAGAAGACTATGGTGTGAATGAAGTTACAGGAAAGCCCGGGAGGTGTGTAATCTCTTTTTTAAATACAGGCGATGCAACGCAAGGCTGGGATGGAGGCTGGAAAGATTGTTGTACACATGACGCAGTAATGACTATGGGAGTGACAGGTGACATACACTTGGAGAATATAATGACGGCAACAAAGACAGGCGCCATGTATATGGATCTTCCTCCTAATTTATTCGGTCACACGCTGGAAATAAAAATCAAGTCGGGAATATATAAAGACGCGGGGGTAGGCTCACTGGGCTTAAAAGACGATTATTCTCCGCTGTCTGCTGAAGACGAGCGGCATGCCCGTTGGTTGCTTTACCAGATGCCGGAAATTGAACTTCTGGATGGGTATAAAAACAACATTGATTCGAAAGACATCAGTTATACATCCTGGTTGAACCGTTCGGCGCGTGAAAAACTGGAGCTGAATACGGTAATCGGATGCGGTCTCCGAGAAACCAATGACAGGGGGCTTGGCGTGTTACTGCGGAGTTCCACGCTTGCACCTGTATATGAGTTCACCCGGCAAGATACGACAATGTCTCTGGAAAAGTTGCTGATTGGAACGATATACAGTAATTACCATCGCCGTATGAATGTGCTGTCCGGTACTGTGAAACTGTTGTCAGACATAAGCACTTATACGGATCGCAGCGAACCGGGTACTTATGTCTTACTGAGTGATGTACAAAACTTAATAGCTGGGGAAAGCGAGATGAAGATGGTGGAAGTGGAACCTGATAATTATGAAGGAGTAGAGTATGAAGAAACAGTATAACGTAGTTGTAACAGAACGGAAAAGCGTAGCGAGAAGCAAGCGTTTGCGCGAATCCGGGCAGTCTTCTTCCGGCACGGTTATTAGTGTTTTGGGAGGTGGTGGTTCTACTGGTGTTACTGGTAGTGCGGTTCTGGAAACAAATATAACGTCCAATGCCGCCAAGACCGGACACATCGAAACCGGACAACGGTTGCCTATGGGCATGACATTTACTCAGTTTGTCAAAACGTTGTTGTTTAAGCCTGTCCCAGCAACATTTGAAGGGCAATCGTCCACCGGCAATAAAGTGGAATATGGCACAACGAAGGGGCAATTGACCTACACTGCAACCAGGAACGGAAATGGAGCAATGATAAAGGCATTTTTTGAGAACGACGAAAAAAAGCCTCTTGAATTCTCCGCAGAGGCGAATGGCGTGCAAACGGCTGTCCGCAAGCTAACTGGTAATTATACACAAACAGAGACCTATCAGGCTACTGTTGTCTATGCGGCGAGTGATGACGAGTCAATCCCGGAAACGACATTAAAAAACTCTCTTACTGTGGATGTATACCGTAAATGGTTTGCAGGAGTGGTTAGTGCAATACCCACAACGTCAGAACAAGTACGGGCATTGAAATACAGTGGTCTTTACACTGGCGCCGGAAATTATAGCTTCGAGGCTACCGACTGGAAGCTTCTTGCAATCTGTTTCCCGGAGGGTGCTAATCTTTCAAGGATTAAAATAGAAGGATATATTGCCGATCTGATACCGGGAGATGGTACGTTGAAAGCTGCGGACCCCGTAATGGTTAAAGGAGCTAATGGAAGTACAGCAAAAAAATATAATGTGTGGTATATCAAGTCGGCAATTGTGAACGATGTAACTAATAACGGAACTATAACTATATCTTGATATGGGAGTAATCAATACAGGAAGCCCGTATACCGGGTCAATCAAACGGACAAATCCTAAGCCTCTGGACTCATCCAGTGCAATAGATTTATACGAAAACGCAAAGGTGTACGCTGCAAATGCCAAGGGCGAAGATGTGCCATATCCGGGGCAGATAATAGCAACAGAAGGAAAGGCGTACATTCTGAAAGTCGATCCCGATATGCCTGACGAAAGTGCCAATGAAATCTATCATTGTAAACTGGATGAGCTTGGCGGTACTTCAACGCTCGATAAGCGATATCTCCTTCGAGATGTGGCTGAAACGGTTGAAAAGTTGATGACCTTCCTCGAAGGTATCAACGTTAAAGGAATGGCTACGCTTGAAGAAATTACCCTGCTACGTGATATAGTGTCTCAGAATTTTGCAAAGGGTTCCACCGGCTTCGGCATCTATAAAGATGAAGCCGGAAATTATCATCTGGATATTGACTTCGTAAACATTCGCCGCAAGTTGACAGCCGACGAGATACAAGTACAACGCTCTTACTATGTGGGAGGCAAGCAGTGGGTAACACCGGGTGGCGGAATCTATTGTACATCGGTGGAAGATATTGGTTCTGCATACCGATGCCATTTCAAGTCGACAGACGCGGACGGTCGTGAAGTGAAATGTTTATTCCAAGCAGATGACCGAGCGATCTGCGAGACTTTCAATCTTGATAAAAAAGTCGGAGGAGTATTAGGAAATCACTACTATTGGAGACTTGTAGTAGGCGTAGGAACGGATTATATTGATTTGAGCAAGTCCAATTGTGGTGCTGGTAGTGATGCTCCTCTGGCCGGTGACGAGATTGTACACCTGGGCAACAAGTCTGACAAAAGTAGACAGGGCGCCATCTGTAGTGATGCCATAACCACCGGAGGCCCTTATATACGAGTATACGAAGGAATCAGCGATTATCATCTGCCGCAGCCTAATATAGACCTGAATCCGGAAGAAAGTATCATCAAGGCGAAACTTATCTCCATAGCAACAGGCAAGGACATTGATACGGTATTGGAGGATATGCAAGATCGTATTAATCTTGTTAAAGAGCAGACGGATAAGGAATATACCTTGTGGTTTTTCGATTATGCTCCGACGCTAAGTAATATACCGGCCTCGGAATGGAATACACCTGAGTTAAAGGCTATGCATGACCAGGATATGTTTTATAATCGTCTTACCGGTAAGGGATATAGGTTTGAATCAGGCGCCTGGAATGAAATTACTGACCACCTGACGTTGAAAGCTCTGGAAGATGCAGCCAAGGCCCAGGATACAGCAGACGGGAAACGCCGGGTATTTGTGGAGCGACCGACAAAAGATTCGGAATATGATATCGGTGACCTCTGGGTAAATGCCACTTATAACGATGGTACCACCATTTATAAGAATGATTCTCTTGTCTGCAAGACGGCTAAGGCTAAGGGAGCGGCATTCAGTATTTCTCATTGGGGGCCTTCATCGAGTGCCACGACGGCTTATCTTGAGAACTTGGGCGATCAGATTGTAATAGCCGTAACCGACTCTAATGAGGGAATAAAAAAGGCAAAAGACCTTGCGCAACAGGGTATAAATGATGCTTCTAATGCAGCTAAATCAGCAGCGGAAGCATTGGGTATTGCACAGGGTGCTAAGAGTGCGGCAACTGAGAATACGACAGTCATTCAGGCGACGAAGGAATCTCTAACCTTATTGGCTCAAGGAATACATTTTGATGCATCTGGTGAAAAAATCACTAATATCAATACCTCCGGATTAATAACCACAGCAGACTTCTCGGCATTGTACGGAAAGGAAATCGTGTATGATAAAGATGGGCATGTAGACATGACAAAGATGTCCGGTATTATCACAAAGGATGGCTTAACAGAGATGTTTTCAAGTTTGGCTGACAATAATGGTTATGTGAGGAAAGCCTATATAGATTTGTTCGTGACACAGCTTCCGGATAAGAGTTTTCAAAGTAATGCGGTCATAAATGCTGACCAGATTCGGTTCAATGGTAATATTGTTGCGAATGATACGTTTGTGGTGGATACTGAGGGCAACCTGACGCTAAATAAGATTACCGCCACTAATGGTGTATTCAATGGAACATTGAGTGGTGTCAGTGGTACATTTTCGGAATTATCAGCGCAGTTTACCGATGGGGAATATGTGCTATCTACGAGTATTACTCCTCGCGAAATTGAAATAGGAAAAAATGAATCGTTAGGAGCTTTATTAAACCTTAGAGCAGAATTTGTAAGTAACACATGGGGAGGCGTAATGGTATTAAAGGGAAATGTTCGCGGTATAAAATCGGAGATAAGTATTGGATATGAACATATATTTATTACTTCACAAGACATGGAGGCTCCCCCGAAGTCCGTGGAAATATCTCCGGATGGAATTAAATTTTATTATAACGGGGTTTTAACGAAAAGTTATTCAGCAACATAATTTATAAGAATATGAAAATCAATTTTAGACAAATCGAAGCTCAGACTTCATTCGAAGGTGGAAAGCAAACTTTTGATGCAGCCGAAACAGTCGGCAATGAAATGATGTACAACGGCAGCATCCTTCTGGATATTGGGTTTGAAGACTTAGCAAAAACTATCTACTATTCGGAAGATGCAGTGGAAGTTCCGGAACGCTACTGCAAGGCTCTTGAACTTGTAGTGAAGAACTCGCGGCTTATAGCTGCTGTGAAGCGTGAAATTATTAATCAGTTGAATTGTAACTAATGGGGTATATCAAGTTTGTTTTGAGCCGTACAACGGATGAGCAAGGTAATACTACTCGCGCTGTTATCAGCCGTATCGAAAGTGATATGGCTGATACAAGTATGCTTGAAACAAACTTGATAATGCACGCGCTTTCCGCTCCAGGTGGAAAGGTTGAACAGGAAAGTAAGGGATTCCCTTATGCGTTTTCTTTAATATTTGGAGAATAAACTATGGAACTGAATATAGGCACTAAAGTTGAGAATGAAGGTAAGAACTCCCAAGGACGTTTGTCGGCGAAAGAGTTTAACCAGATGGTTAGCGTCATCCAGCAATTGATTGGCGAGAGTAAAACATTGAAGACTTTTTTCGGACTTCTTGCCGGGATGGTGACATCTGTCGAAGAAGGTGGTTTTCATTTTTCCGATTCAACTGGAAAGGATGTGATGAATTATACTGCTGAGGGCTTGGATGCTGCCAAGGTTTCCCGGCATCTGGTTTCTCTCATTTTGAGTGCCGGTTCTGTTACTGTTGATGTGTTGGCTAAGGATATTGTAGGAAAGATTTCTACTCTTGTCTCTGTCGAGGAAGATGGATATCATTTCCCGGACTTGACCGGAAAGGATGTGATGAATTACACATCCTCAGGGCTGGATGCAGCACAAGTCTCAAAGCATTTTGTTTCTCTTATTCTGAAGAACGGTTCTGTAACAACCAACATGTTGGCCAGTGAAATAGTCAACAAGATAGCAAGTCTTATCTCAGTAGAAGAGGATGGATTTCACTTTCCCGATTCAACTGGCGATGATGTGATGAATTACACAACCGACGGGTTTGATGTCGCTAAAGTTTCCGACCACTTCGTCCAGGTATTGAATCAGGCAGGAGTAACCGGCAGTCTTGAATATGATGTAATAAATGATAATGTATATAACTTTTAAAGCTAAATAATATGTCTGGTATAGCAATCTACGCGTCGTCCAATTTGGGTGAGCATTTATCCGTAAAGCCTACACCGATTGAAACAGTCGGAGTGGTAGGTCTTAATATTAATGGTGATCTTACGCCTTATGGCATATCCTCCGTTTACACTGTTACTTATCTGCCAGTCTCCACAACTCAGAGGGATGTGACGTGGAGTATCCAGTCCGGTAATGAGTATGCAGATATCAGTACTGCCGGTATTCTGAGTATAAAGGAAAATGCAAATCAGTCTCCGATTGTCATTCGTGCAACTTCAACCTATGACACATCTGTTTTTGCTGAAATTACCGTTTCTGCAACATATTATTCCGGTGGTGTGTCACGTGTTATTCAGGAGTATTGCGACAGGGTGGTTGCTGATGGCGGTGTTATATTGAAGGGTACTGCTTCGGCCACCCAAGATGAATACGATGCTCACGTTGCTTTGTTGGGCACTACCCCGAAATTGGATTTCTTGGGATATAAATTAGGTGACGGCGGAGTGGTGGCTAAATTATATTCGCTTGATGAAATGTTTGACTGTGATAACTTGACGAACGTCATAGTGCAGAATGGCGTTATAACGACTGAAGTTGCCGGAGTACTAAATTATTCTTCTAATTTAGCGCAGGGCGGAAATCTTACATTAACGAAGATGTACTACGAAGGAAATGTAGTACAGTATGGAGGAAAGGAATCTGTTTTTGTAGGAAATCTTTTGAAAGCTAATTATTCGCCTATCGTACCAGTTATATTCTTTATGAGCAACTACATCAGTGTGCAATATAGCGTTAAAAAATCGTGCTGTAAATCATTCCCGGTATCTAAGGTGTCTAAGCTGTTGATCGAGGTGGATGGTACTGTCTACATGGATAATGTGGATTATGTGACGAAACTGATTGTAGACGATAAGGATATTATTTCAACGAAACAGGAAGGTATTGACTATTGGAATGTCGGCATTAGCGACAGGAGCTTTCTTAAGATTTACAATGGTTTTAAACTCTGTATAGCTGGGTAATTATGAACAAGAAGATAGTGCAATTAAAGGATGAGAAGAACAGCATCATGCCACTGCCTGTGACGGTGTCGGATGCTGTTTATCTGGCGAATGTAGGTCCGTTACGTGAAGCTGTGGGGATGATTCCGGCAAATGCGGATGTGAACGGCATGACGTTAACTCAATTTATTAATCAAGCGTATGGTAGTGGTGGTACATTTACCTTTCTGCATATATCAGATACGCATAAGTTCAACCCTGGAATAACTAAGTGTATCGAATTGATGGGCCAGGATGCCGATATTCCCTTTACTATTATAACCGGCGACTTGCAGCTTACCGGTGAAATGAAATCTACCATTCTTGCGAGTGATAAACCCTTCTTGCTGATGCTGGGTAATCATGATGTAGCTGATGACTTCGGGGGTGACCAGATTGGTGCCAGGAATACATATATTGCTCCATTCTGCGAAAAGTATGTGACTATGGGTTCGCAGACCTCAAGCTATTGGTATAAGGATGTAACGATGCCGTATGCTACCATTCGAATAATAGCATTTGACGAATACGAGTACGTGACTGTTGGCTCTCCGGCCACATCGCGGTATTCGGTTGTATATTCACAGCAGCAGATAGATTGGTTTGTTGATTTGCTAAAGAGTACTCCGCCAAGCTACTATCTTATTCTTGCGCACCATCAACCGGCATCTGCTTTTCGTAATAATGGAACCGGAAAATTTATTTCGGAAAAAGCGCCTAATTGGTATGAACATGAAGGTGCTTTAACTGCTATACCAGAATTTGCTTGTCTGCCGCATTTGTTGCCAATGATACTTGATGCCTATTTGAATGGCGGTACTGTTTCAGGAGAATATTATTGCGGTGATACTCTTGGCACAAAGATGACACTGGATGTGGATTTCTCTGGAATATCTCCCTGCAAGTTCCTATTTCATATTGGGGGGCATACACATTGGGATGTGTGTGAGTATTTACCACTTTATCCGAGTCAATTGCAGCTCATCATTGATGAGGACCGACCGGCTCAATATGTCCGGTCGGACTTACCGCGAAGTGAAGCCGATGAAACGGCTTACTGTATAAATAAGGTAATGGTTGATTTTGAAAATAAAAAGACTGTTGTTGAACGTATCGGTGCGCATATTACCGATTCTGGTACGGATAGAAATGTGATTGAATATCCGTTTGTGAAGTAAAACGTTCTACTATTACTGTGGTGAACCTAAATAATGAAGATTATTTCCAAAATTATAGTAGATTGAATGTATTTGTGTGTAAATTTGAAGCGATACTAATCATTTAACTTATGACAAATACACAGTTACCTGGAGAAAGTAAGTATGAGAATGCTTGTAAAAATGGAAAAGTGAGTGCAAAAGAATCTGAAGATTCTTTTGCTTTAGCATTCCAAAAGGCTGAAAAATCAAATTTAGAAGGAGATTTTAATAATGCACAGGTACATATAGATAAAGCTATTTCTCGTTTCGAAACTCGTAAGCAATGTATTAATTCGGCTGAAGATTTATTGAATGATGACGGTCTATTAGGCCATTCGGAAATTTCTCACATGTATAGATTGGCTGGAGAAATATATGCTAAATGTAAAGATTATGACAAGTCTTTATTGTATTATCAAAAGAGCCAATATTATTTATCTCAGCTTAGCTCTGGATTTAATAATATAGAGAATGGAGGAATTGTTTACTCCTTTCGGCGTGTAAGCGTATATGCCCTATCTGATCTTATAGCAAACTCTATTACAGTTACTCATCCATCACAAATGAATGACCCATTTGATAGCTTATTTACGCTATGGGCATCGGAAGAAAATTTGAAAAACACATGTAAAGGAGAAAGTCATATACCTACATTTTCTGAGTCCTTCAATTTTTATAGAATACGCTCATTCGTTGGAAATAATATGCTCACTTCAGATAATAAGCTGGTTCGTAATATTATTATGTGGTCTCATTATGCTGATGACCATAAAGGATATTGTATTAAATACAGATTGTCTAAACACTTTATTAAAAAGTCAGACGATGGAACATTCAAACATCATTATTTAAGAAGAATATGCTATGTTCCTCAAAAAGAAATAGTGAGTGTGAATCGTTCAAATATGACTACTAACGAGCTTTTCACCACTAAATCAAATCAATGGTCAGGAGAACATGAAATTAGGTTAGTTAGTTATGATAGTTCCCATAACGGAGATTTTCTTCAGCTTAAATTAGATGACTGTTCGAAAATAGAAGCCATCTATTTTGGATATAGATGCTCTGATAGTGACCAAAGAAACATAATGAGTATTGTGGGAGAAAAAGTAGATTATTATAAAATGGTTCTCAATTCTAAAAATGTATATTCAATGATTATTAAAAAGATTCAGTATAATCCTTCTAATAAATAG